CGACTGTAGTTGTGCTGAGTACGCCTTAGAGAACCCTGAGGAATGTGCTACTGAGACCCCTGAGCCTCCTCCAGAAACAAGTGTGGGCGGTGGTGGTGGCGCTAATGCAAGCGGTTACGCTAGTCCCCCTCCTGATATTTCTTATCAACTTGCGGGTGATCCTCAGTTACTAGACAGACAACGGTTTGCTGGAGTACAACAAGGGCTATTCTCAAGACCACAACCAACTTTATTTGGTAGTAAGGCCCGTAGTGAAACATTGAAAAACTTCCCCATAGCAGAGTTCTTGTCACAAAGTGGAGTCTTTAAAGCATGATGACATATTTAAATTTAGTTAACAATGTGCTTAGACGCCTCAGAGAAGATGAGGTTACTAGTGTATCAACAAACACCTATAGTAAAATGGTAGGTGACTTTATTAACGATGCTAAACAGTTAGTAGAGACTGCTTGGGACTGGTCAGCACTTAGAACATCTGTCTTAGTTACAACTGAGAAAGACATAGTGACTTATTCTCTAGCAGGTACGCAGGATAACGCTAAATCATTAGATGTTATTAACGACACATCTGATGTATTTATGAGTTACCAAACTCAACATTGGTTTAATCAGCAGTACTTACCTAACACAACGGTATCAGGATCTCCTACGTTTTACACTTACAGTGGAATTGATGCTAACGGGGATACTCAAATTAACATGTATCCTAAGCCTGACGGGAAGTATAACATTAGGTTTAACTGTGTTATGCGAGAGCAGAACTTAGAGAAGGATGATGATAAACTAAGGATTCCTAGTCAGCCTATTATTCACACGTCGATAGCTCTGTTAGCTCGTGAACGTGGTGAGACAGGAGGTACTTCAGCGGCTGAGTACTTTGCTATTGCTGATAAGTACGTATCTGATGCTATTGCTCTAGATGCCGCTAAACACCCCGAAGAAACAATTTGGTACACCCCTTAAGGAGACTAGTGTATGGCACAGCCCTTACAAAGTATTAATCTAGTTGCTCCCGGATTCAAGGGAGTTAATACAGAAGACTCTCCTATTGCACAGGACTTTTCCTTTGCTGATGTAGCTGATAATGCTGTAATCGACAAACGTGGACGAATTGCCGCACGTAAGGGTGTGCGCTTGTACACTAAAGACAGAAGTCTTTTGGGTGACAGTTTTGCTGATAAAGTACACTTCTTTTACGATGATGCAGGCAACGAAGAAATCTTTGTAGCTGGAAACAACAAGATATTTAAGGCCACCACAGTAACTAAACCAAATGACACCTTAGTGGACATTACTCCTGCTGGTTACGCTATCAGTGATAATAACTGGCGTATTGTAAACTTTAACGATGAGGCTTACTTTTTCCAGAGAGGTCAAGAACCTTTAGTATACAGTGACGCTAATGGTCTTCAGACCTTTGGTGAGGCCACAGGCACAGCAACTGACCTTAGTTTATACTGTAACGAGGTCTTAGCCGCCTATGGTAGGCTGTGGGTTGTAGACACAGGTACGAATACACAGACTATCTATTGGTCTGACCTTTTAATAGGCACAGACTTTGCCGGAGGCTCCAGCGGATCTTTAGATGTGTCTGAAGTTTGGCCTGATGGGTACGATGAAGTGAGGTCTATTGTGGCCCACAACGATTTACTTATTATATTAGGTAAGCACAGTATTCTTGTGTACTCTGGTGCTGTGAGTCCAGCTAGTATGGAACTTAGTGATACAGTAGCGGGCGTAGGGTGCATCTGTAGAAACTCTGTTCAACACATAGGCTCTGACGTACTGTTTATGTCTGATGATGGTCTGAGGTCTTTTGGCCGTACTATCCAAGAGAAATCTATGCCCTTGTCAGACTTAAGTACTAACGTGCGTACTGAGCTTGTAGACTTAATTGATAACAGATCTTGTGCTACTGAGTCAGCCTATAGTCCTGAACATGCGTTTTACTTAATTGCTTTCCCAGATCAGAACACGGTTTACTGCTTTGACTTAAAAGGTAAACTGGAGAACAACTCCTTTAGAGCTACTAGATGGCCGGGATCTAAATTTAAGTCGTTCAAACGTAAGAACACAGATGGTACACTTTTGATAGGCACAGCAGACGGACTAGGGTACTACGATGGATTTTCAGATGAAGTTAACGATGCGGGCACTGTTGTAGCTACTGCGTACTTATTTAGGTACTACAGCCCTGCGTTGACCTTTGGTGATCCGTCTAAGCTTAAGTTTCTTAAGAAGCTAAGACCTACCCTAGTTGGCGCGAATACTGCCACAGTTTATCTAAAGTGGGCCTATGACTTTAATACAGTGTATAGTACAGCAGAGTTTACTGTAGGTAATCAGATTCCTTATTACTTTAATCAGTTTCCTTCGGAGTACATGGTAGCTGAGTTTACAGGTGGTACCTCAATTACTAGAACACCTATTAACGCATCAGGTAGCGGCTCTGTAGTAACTATCGGCTTAGAATCAGAAATCAACGGGTTTGCTTTGTCTCTCCAAGAAATTAACGTATTAGCACTTATGGGTAAAACATTATGAGTAATTACACAAAGACAACTAACTTTGCCACTAAGGATGCTTTACCTTCTGGAGATCCTGCAAAGATTGTCCAAGGTACAGAGTTTAACGTCGAGTTTGACAACATTGTTACTGCTATTGCATCTAAGGCAAACTCTGGTTCACCCTCCTTTTCAGGGGATGTGACCGTAGATAACTTAATAGTAACAGGGGATGTTACAATGGTTTTAGATGATAGTGACAACGTACTGATAAACGGGGGTACTTACTAATGGGAATCTTGAGTGATCTTTTAGCGGGTTTCGCGACTGATTTATACGACGAAATTCCTAAGTCCATTACAGACCTGTATACTGAGGATCTGGAGCAGATAGCGTCCCCTGATATGACGTTTAAGCCGTTTACGGTTACTGCTAACACGGGTAACGTAAGCACTACGGCTGATGGTAGTACTGCCTTTTCGCTATCTCCAGAGCAACAGGCTTTACAACAGCAGTTATTTAGCGGTGCGGGTAGCCTCTTTAGCAACGCGGCCATGAGTACCGCAGGACGTGAGCAAGAGATATACGACAGGATAAGGGCAACGCAGTCTCCTGAGGAACAGCGCCAGCGTCTTATGATGGAAGAGCGTTTACACAATCAGGGACGCCTAGGTGTTCAAACTAATATGTTTGGTGGCACTCCTGAGGCGTTTGCTATGGAACAAGCACAGGGTGAAGCGAGGAACAACGCAATGCTCGTTGCGATGCAACAGGCGCAAGCAGAGCAACAACAACAGGCTACCTTAGGTGGTCAGTTTATGGAATCAAGTTACCTACCACAGGCTCAACTGTTGGCTTCCTTAACTCCTTCTCTTGATGTAGCTAGTATGGCTGATGTAGCGCGAAGACAGCAGGGTGAGTACGATCTTGAAACTTCTTTGGCTAACCTCTCTGGTAGCTTAGGACAACAGGCCGCGCTGGGCAACTTGTACGGCTCAATGTTTAGTGGTGCTGGCGGATTACTTGGATCAATAACTGGAACAACAGGCGGCATTGCCGAAGAAATCATAAAGAAACTACCATTTAGCGATATTAGGTTGAAAGAAAACATCACTAAAGTAGGTTCACTTGACAGCGGTATTGGCCTGTACACTTGGAGTTGGAACGAGGAAGGTAAGCGCCTTGCTGGTGATACTCCTACGGTTGGTGTCCTTGCTCAAGAGGTTCAGCAAGTTATGCCAGAAGCGGTTATCCGTGGCGATCACGGCTATCTGACAGTCAACTACTCAAAGTTAATTTAAGGAGCGCAAGCAATGGCTATTAGGAACTACGACATTGGCGGTATGCTTGCCCGAAGCGGTGAGAGTATAGGACAGCAGATTAGCCAAGGGGCTGACAAATTTGGTGAAGGAATCGGCGGTCTGATAACGGGTGTTGGTACAGGGGTAGCAGAAAACATCGACAGGCGGACAAAAGAAAAGACGGCTGAAGAAGTACAGAAGTTGCTTCAGCAAAACGCTAACAATCCTGCACAGTTAAACGCATTAGGGCAAAAGCACCAGTCTGAGGGCAACAACGACATAGCTAATATGTTCTTTGATGCGGCTAAGGCGGCTACTGCAAAAGAAGCTACAGGACAGCAGAGAGGCGTACAGGGTGGTTTGGCGGCTATAACACAAGCGGCAAGCCGTGACGTATCCCTAGCAGATCTAAAGGAGGCTCAAAGCTCTGTGTTGGCGCAGGGTGGTACAAACGAGCAGATTATGAAGGCGTACAAAGATGGTCTTGAGTTAAACAAGAAGCCAGAGGCAAAGGACCTTAGTCTGACAACTGAAACTATTGCTGAGATAGATCCCGAAACGGGGGAGACTGTAAACAACATGTACAGAGTGGGGTCTAATAAACAGACAGGAGCGACAGAGAGTAGAGTGTTCCTTGGTGTAGACCCAGACCAAGGAGCAAGCGGATCATCGGACAAGAGTATAAGCCAGATGATGGTGGAAGCAGGGTTTCCTGAAGAGGACATAGACCTAACAACAATAGAGGGTCTACAGGCCGCCCGCGCTTTTGTAGTTGACAACGTACAGAATGCATCTCTTGCTAACACGTTGACATCAATGATTGAGGAGAAAACTCCTCCGGGTGTCGGAGACGCTTTTGAGCTACTAGTCAAGGTAGACCCTGAGTTTGTCAGTGCTCAAGAGGATGTAGCTCGTGTAGAGAAGTTTAAGGCTCTTAGTGAACTATCAAGTGAAGACATGTCTGGACTTAAGAATTTACTTGAGAGGGTTGTCAGCGGAACTACGGAGAGTGACGTAAGGGCTGTATCAGAGCTACAACAGTTCAGAGGAGACAAAGACCTAATTAATAAGTTTAACGACTTTGTCCTTGGTGTCACATCAGGAAGGCTGTCTCAAGAGACCATACAAGAGTACGGAACAATAATGGAAGTTGTTGGAGCGCTTGCCAAAAAACACCAAATTAACACTTTAGACGCTCTTATTGTATACGGTAGTGCTAGAGAATCTGAGGCGGCAAGCAAAGCTTTAGACTTTATTACAAGAGGCGAAGGCACAGCTAGGGTTATCCCTAACTCTTAATTAAGGAAAGGACAATGGAAATTAGTAGAGTAGAACTTGCTGACGGTCAGATTGTTACAGTAGAGCACCCTGATAACTGGCCAGAGTACAAGGTTACATCTTTCGCTAGACTCAACGCTCCTCAGGCTACCCGTACAGGCGCACTCGCAGGTACGGACAATAAAGATGACAATGTTACAACAATGGACATGGTTAAACTGGGCCTAAGTCGTTTTGCGGTTCAGTTTGTTCCTGATACCTTTTTAGTTAGTAACGAAGAGTTTATCCAACAACTTCAGCAAGCTCAACAGGGAAACGTGGAAAACGCAGGGGTTTTTCAAGAGAGGAAGGCACGAGAAATGGCTGGTGTTCCTGTGGACGCCGAGCTAGATTTAGGAAACGAGATAGTAGCGGGACTATCTGACCCCCTAACCACTGTTGGTTCTCCTATTAAATCAGGGATTAAGGCGTTTATGAAAGGCCTGATACCTGCCACTACATCGACTGTGGGTGGTACTGTTGGTGGAATGGGGGCTTCTCAGGTTGCCTCAGAATTGGGTTTTGGGCCTTTGGGTCAAGAGATGGCCGGGGCTATCGGGGGCGGTACTTTTGCTACAGCATCGGGCATCGGTACTACGGCTACTTTGTCTGTCGCCGCTAAAGTTGCCGGGGACGTAAAAAATAAAGTAGCGGGAGGAGACACTGGAGCATTAGGTGTAGCCGCTGATGGTATGGCTAACAGTAAGGTACGTTCTGAAATTAATAGGATCAAAGGCACTAGCTCTCCTCAGGAAATAGCAAAGGCCGTAGAAAACTTAGCGTCTATTAAAGAAGATGTGCCTGATCTAGAGATAGGTGGGCTAGTAGCCACGTTGGTAGACAACCCCATTGTAAGAGACTGGGTACGCAAGACAACACAAAACAACAAAGGATTTCAGAAGGAATTAACTGAGACTCTTGGTAGGGACGCTAGTCGAGTTGCCGAGAGTTTTGAAAAGCTCTTGGGAGAAGGTGAGGAAATTGACAGACCAATTATAGCTAGTGTGTCTGAGAACTACATTAAGAAAACAGAGGCGAGACTACGGTCTAGTCTAGATAGAAAGATGGAAAACATTGATAACGTGCTAGACGGGCTAACTACTAAAACCTTGGGCTCTAAAGACGCTGTAGACGTTGGTAGAGTTTCTACTAAACTTCTGGCCCGTAAAGAAACTGAAGTTAGGCAGGTGGCTAACAAGTTATACGATGCGGCTAAGGAAGAAGGGAAAAAGATCGTCCTGCCTGATGAAACGGTAGCTACTTTAGCATCTTTGTTTAAGGGAGTAAAAACTTCAGATATCTTTGGTCCTGAGAGTTCTACTGCTAAGAAACTAGATGTGGTTCTTAAGCCCAAAAAGAAGGCGGGTGAAGAAGAGACAGAGGTAAAACTTCCTAAGGTAACTGGGCAAGACTTGATATCACTTAAGAAGTCACTTAATCGTGAAGTATCAAAGTTATTTAGAGTATACGATAGAAACACAGAGCAGAATCAATTACTCAGTCGATTGTTCACCCTGAAGGAAGCTGTAGACAACGTGTTAATAAAGCAAGGAGAAGAGTCACCTAGGTTTGTACAGTCCATCAGAAACGCTGATGCTTTCTACTACAGGGAGCTAGGTATGCCACTCAAGGCTGAAGGTATGCGTGAGATAAAGGCTAAGAAGTTTCTGTCTGGTGCGGCTCAGAGCCTTATGAATTACGAGCAGGCTAGAGATTACGTTAGTTTTGTAGGTAAGCCGGGTATGGCTGTCGTTAGACACGCCGTGAGACTCAAGGCTGAACAAGCGGGAGTCGTAGACGCTAGTGGAGTAATGAATCCAAATAAGCTTAATACGTTTCTTAAGAGGAATGATAGGTTGATTAAGTTTGCTGGTCTGACTGAAGAATTTAAGTCTGCAACTAGTAGTCTACAGTCTATTAAAAACTCACAGGCGCGGCACAATGAAGCGTACAAAGAAAAGTCTAGGGAGCTGACCAATAGTTTCTTTAGGGCCATCATAGATCAAAACTTAAGTACTGTAGTCAAAGAGATGCTAAACAGCCCTAAGAAGCGAGGAATCTATTTAGAGGACATAAAAAAGCTAGACTCTACCCAGAGAGAAATGGTAATGAATGGGATTAGGCAAGAGTTCCTAGGTCAGGCAATGCAAAGCAAAGGTACAATGAAGGATTATATAAACCAACACGCTGAAGTGACATCTGACTTCTTTGATAAGAAGTACGTTAGTAATATAAATAAACTAGCAGAGCTTAAAGACTTAATGGGGCAAATGAGTAATCTACTTAAAGACTCATTAGGCGAAACCGGAGTAATAGACTCCATACAGGATATGACAGGAGTCAGTATTGGAGAGTACGCTGGAACATTCAGGAACCAAATACTGTCAACAGAACGTAAGTTCATTAACCTAGCCATGAAATCTGTGACAACATCTGGTAAAAATAAGTTCTATGTAAAGTCAGCGGAGGTTTTACTAGACCCTGATGTAGTAGACAAACTTGCCAACCCGCCTCAAGGATCAATTAGGTCGTGGATAAAAGAAACAATGGCAGGCGGTGGGGACTACATAAAGGACGTAGGCGCTTACTTTACTTCGGTTTTACAGGGGCAACTAACTCTATCTACTCTTAAGTCTATAGAGGCGGCTAAAGATGTTCCAACACCTGAGGAGCAAGAACAACTTAATCGACAAGGAGCACAGCAATGAGTAAAGAGCACACAGTAGAGTACACACCTATCGACTATCACTGCCTAGGGCACTCTCAGAAGGCCCGTGTGAAGAAGATGCAGGAACAGGGAATCTCTACTCCCTATGATGCCAAGAGCACACCACA